GGGTTACCCTATCACCTGCCGGCAGCAATGGGTGATAGGGCCAGCGTCCGTAATCGTTAAGTCCTAGCGAACCTATTGAGCAGCAACACTGTTTGTGGATGCGTGGGGAATCGAACCCCGTGTTCTCTTGAGTCCCGTGGTTGGACTGTTTGCCTGTAATCAGGTTTAACCAACCAAGTGCGGTTCATGAGAGCGAACCAGTTATCGCACCCTTAGAGAGGACGGTGAACCCGCCAGCCGACCCCTCAACACATTCACTGATTACCCTTAGGGGATGTGAATGTGGAGTCACCTAAGCCTCTCACTATAAGTAAAGGGGTTTCGGTGTAGGAAAGTAAACCGTTAGTTGTCTTTTTCTAGCTCGGCACCGTTGATGAAGAGTGTTCCGAGGATGCCTAGGCCGATGACGGTGAGCGGTATGAGGGCCAGGCCGAGGAGGGCGATGCCTATGACGATGAGGATCACTGTGCACCTGCCTGGGCTAGGAGTGGGCGTGAGCCTCGTACCTGGATGATGACGGTCTTGGACTCGGGGTGGATGGTGTAGGTGACGTACCCGAGGCGCATCTGGCTGAGGATGTAGTCGTCTCCGAAGGTGTAGCGGCGCTTAGTCATTCTTCTCCATGCTGTGGATGTAGGTTGCCAGGCTGTCAATCTTGGATGGCTTGAATCCGCTCCAGGCCTTGATGTCGGTGGTGACGATGGGGGCAGCCATGAGGCCTTGCTCCTTGAACGCGGTCACCTGGTCTGGGTGGTCTTCTAGGTTTATCTCGGTGTAGAGGATGCCGTGGAGGTCGAGCTTCTTTTTGGTCATGACGCACTGTGGGCAGTTGCTCTTGGTGTAGACGGTCACTGGAATCTTAGGCATGTTGTTCCTTCATGGTTCGGACGGCTTCGAGTATGGCTTCGAGTGGCACGTTGTTTTCTTTCACTCGGCTGCGTTCAATCTTGCGGCAGTCGAGGCAGAGGTTGTGGAGGTCGTCGCCTCGCGCTTCTTCTTTCCTGTGAAGCGACTGGTCGACTGTTCGCTCTTGTCCGCATCGGGTGCAGATGACGTTCAGGATTTTAGACATTCTGTCGCTTCTTCCAGGCCAGTTTCAGTTCGTTACTTCTTAGCCTATTGGCTTGGCTCCAGTTACGAGCGTTGGCCTTGGCTTGGTTGGGGTTCTCGGCGTATCGGCGTCGGCTGGTTGCCTTGTGGCATTCCTTGCAGTCCGAGCGCCGGCCACCCCTCACGGTTATGTCCCAGTAGAAGTCGTCAATGGGCTTGTTGGTCGTGCAGCGGCTACAGGTCTTCACTGCTCTCCTCTTCTGGCAAAGTGTGCAAGCAGCGACCAAAGAATACAAAGATAATTCCATCTTCATCTTCATGACCGCAGATAGGGCATTTAGTCATTTACTTCTCTCCTTTGATAAGCCAGAGAGCGTCACAGGCCATACAGTTCTCCATGTAGACCCACTTAGTCGGGTAATGCTCCCAAGTGTTCTCGTAGTGGTTGGCCTCTAGCAGCTTGATGATGCGTTCACGCTCCTGCTCGGCACCTTGCTTGCGGTAATGCTCGCGCACCTGCTCCCCAGGGCAACTACAGTTCTGTTTACACATTGACGTAAGCCTCCAGGATGCGGTCAGCGACCTCGAACAAGTCAGCGGGCTCACCGATGTTCGGGAGGTAGAAGTCGAACACATAGCCGTCTAGATCATTCTCAGAGGCGTGGTCGTTCGTTGCTTCGACTCCTGGACGGTTGATGCGCCACACGACACCGCCGGCATCACGGATGGCGTCTGCCTCGTTCTTGAAGCGGACATCGCTCACGATGGTGTTGCCGTCAATCTTGGCGAGCAGTTGCATCACCCAGAAGTCTTGGCCCCACAGCGAGCGCCCTACCTCAGTACCGAAACGCTGCATGAGTGGACGGAAGCCCTGCGAGTGGGTCTTCACATAGTCCCAGCCCATGAGGTCGACTGCTTGCGCCAGGCGGACCAGGTAGCCGTCCAGCTCGATGTCTGGGTCAAGGCGGTAGAGGGCTTCACGCATCGGGTCAGCGAACGCGGCCTTGGTGAAGCCGTGACGCTCAACGAAGTGATCTGCAAGGGTGTCCTTGCCGCTACGGGCGTACCCGCTCAAGCCGATTAGCATCAGTTGCCCCCTAGTAGGTCGTCTAGAGCCTTGTGAGCGTCCAGAGCGGCCTTGTCGGTGGCTCCAGCGGCATAACGTCCGGCGTGGAACATCACCTGGTCTCTTTTTTGTTGGTCGGCACGGTTGACGTGCTTCCTAGTGCATGGCTTCTCGCGGTAGACCGGCACTTCGCGGATGCGCTCCGGTAGTGAGGTGCGATAGGCGACGTTGAAACGCTCTGCTTCGAGCGAGAGCCAGAACTCCTGGGCTTTAGTCAGTTCGGGAGTCATAGGTTGCCCGTCATGAGGTAGCGGAGGGCACGCTCATACGAGACGTCGAGGGCCTTGGCGAGAATCTTCATCTCGCGCTTCATAGCCTTCTCGTTGTAGTCGTTCGCTTCGCACAGGTAGTCGATTAGGGCTCGCCTGGCGTTGCTGATTGCGTCGCGCATCGGGTCTACGGCTGTCACAGTCATGTTGCTATGCCTTCACCCAGAGGATGCTCTGACGGCCTGAAGCAGTCTTCGAGCGTCCAAGACTGTCCTCGACGTAGCCGGCACGGACAAGCTCGGCTCGGCGGGAACGGATGCCCGACTCCGACGCGAACGTGTAGCCGTGGCGGGAGCGAATGGTGGAGATGAGGTCTTCATCGGTCATCGCGGTCTGGAGAACCTCCAGGATGATGCGCTTGACGAGTGTCAGGTTGGTGACCGACTGGGCGGCCTCGTGGGAGGTCTGAGGGTCGGTGAAGCGTGCGGTAGGCATTACTTGTCCTCTCCGAAGGCGAGGATGTGCTTGGTGGCTTCGATGATCCAGTCGTGCTGGACAGCGAGTTCGGCTTCGGCGTTCTTGAGGCGCTTCATGAGCAGAACGCCCAGAGTGAGGTTGCAGGATGCGAGAGCGGCTAGGACGCCGATGAGGATGTTGGTCATTAGCGGTTACCGCCTAGGACACGAGTTGCCACCCAAGCGAATGGCACGATTGCGACTGCTGCCAGGAACAAGTAACCGAACCAGGCTGGAATGATTGCTGCTAGGTTCTCGGCTGCACCCCACACGAGGAAGAATGCGAAAAGGCCGAGGATGGTCTTTACTGCGTCTTTCATTGTTTTCCCTTCAGTAGGCAATCTGCCTACATAAACAACTTTAGGCATCTCCGAGGAATAAATGCAAATCTTGAGGCAAAGAATTGTTACTTTTCTGTAACGCTTCGGCAAGGTCATGAATCGTTGCGGGGCGGATACTCACCCAAACCCCTGGCTCCATAGTGTCCGCGTAGACCTTCGACGCATCCCACTTCACAATCCTGGAGTCGTCCGTCAGTATCTTCGTACTGTTCACCGAGATGCCATCACCGATCGCACGACAGAGCTTGTCCACGTCAGGTGCAACACTCGGCCATACCCGCTTCACACTCGAAGGGCGGGGCATAAAGAAAACCGCTGTGACAACCACGGGCTCGTCGAACGGGGGTAAGTCCAAGTCACTCATGGCTGCCTCAGCGGCCTTAGCAACAGCCGCCCGCCAAGGTTTCACATCAGAAGCCTCAACGAAACGACCGTTACCGATGTAGCGTTTAGAGCCCTGCGGTCTCGGGATGCCATACGCTACGAAACTCAACATCTAGAACGGCAGGTCTTCGTCTGCCGGCACGAGGTCAAGGGTCGAAGCCACACGGGTCACCTGTGGCGCTGGAGCGAACTCGGTGCGGTCAATCTGGTCGAACTCCCAGGCACGCACCTTCAAGCGAGGCTTTGCCTCACCGTTCTTGTTCAGGTAGGCGTCAGGCTTCAACGAGCCCACGATCTTCACCTTGGTGTTCTCGATAGCGATCACGCCTTCAGGGAGGGTCACGTCGACGTAATCCTTGCCGACGGTCTCCCACTCGCCCTGGGCGTTCTTGGCACGCTGGGCGTGAGCAACCGATGCAACAGTTCCCCAGTCGAAGGTCTTCACTTCATTCACGAAGCCTTCGAACTCAATCTTGAGGGTCATTTGTTTCTACTTTCCTTCTTGGGTCCGGCACTCTTGACCGGCACTATTTTTATGCTACTTGTGGGGCAGGACATTTACGGCAGATGACCTTGACGCGTCCGTGTTCACAGTAAGCTGGGGGATTAGCCTCAGCGGCTCGGCGAGCGGCCTCGGATTCTTCACGCTGGCGACGGGAAGCCTCGATGGCTGCCTGGCGGTCACGCTCATACTTCGCTTTCGCTTCAGCAGCCTTCTCCTCGGGAGTGCGTTCACGCTCTGGAAGTGGACCGTCAGCCCAAGAGCCGGCATTGAGCCAGGTCGCTGGATACTTCGTGAACTTCTCTGAGCGGTTCGGGTCTTCGGCATAGCGGCGAGCGCCTTCCACGATCTCTTCAAGGCTTGTCGTCTTGAGGGCGGTGCGTAGTGCCTTGCGTGCGGCTTGCTTGTCACGCTTCAGCGGGTAGACCTTCCAGAACTCATCGAAAGACACATCCTCAAGCGCAGCTTGGGGGTTAACTGTTCTTAACTCTTTGTCTTCTAAGGAAGTTGTCTTCTTATTGTCCGTTGGCTGTTCCAGGTGGAGCCGTTCCATAGTGGAATGACCAACGCTGGTTGCGGTAGGTGTGAGGACAGTCCACGACTTAGCCCCGAACTGCCCGTTAGCGGCCTTAGGGCGGTCTACAGCGAGCCAGCCCAGCAAGGTGAGGCATTCGGCTGCCTGGTTGATTGCGTAGCGTCCTAGGGTCGTCTCGCGCTCTATCTGGAGGTAGGTCAACTCGTAGCCGTCCTGATGACTCATCAAGTAGGCGAGGAGACGGAACGCGTTCGGTGTGATGCGAGGATCACGAATCGCCTCGTTTGGAATCTGTGCAAACGGCTGGTTATCCCGCCGGTAAATCTTTGTAACGCTCATCTAGCCCTTCTTCGGCGACCGTTCTTGACCAGTCGTCATTCAAGTAATACCAAACACCAGTGCACTCGTCAAATACAGGAATGCGTTTCGGGTCAGTCCACTTGCTGACCTTCCAGCCCTTCTCGATTGCCATTTCACGGAAGTAGTCACGGCCTTCGATGCGCTCATTCAGCCAGGAGCAAATCAGAACCAAGTTCGACGGTGCGTTGATAGCAGGGCTCTTACTGCCACCCATGCCTCGGTTAGCGCGGTGATTAGGCGACAAGGCCTCGTCCTCGCCACAGTGGAGGCAGTAGCCGTCACGGGCGACCAGGCGCTTGAAGTCGGTGCTCTTCATCCTCTGAACCCGATGTGCATGTCAGGGATGGTGTAGTCGGGTGCTTGCTCGACCTGGGCTGTTCCGCCGATAGGTCGGTCGTCCGGCTCTTCGGGGATGATCGCGCAAGTGTGCTGGGCTCGCCACAACTCCAACTCGGTGAATAGTTGTTCCCGTTGCAGCTCGTGGCCTTCTAGTTCGATGGTTGCGCCACAGACGCACCTCTCAGCGACTCTCAACTCCGGCAGCCTTCCATTGCAGGTCAATCATTCGGGAAGCCGTCTGCACGGCGTTGGTTGCTTCCGACAGTTGCTTCATGCGGTTCTTCGCGTAGTTCACTTTCACGCGGGCCAGTTCAGCGTCACGGCGTGCGTCGAGGCTCTTCAACTTCGCGTAGGCTTGGCGTTCTGGCACCGTGCCGGCGCTCTCAAGGATTGCGCTGGCTTCGATACGGTCAGCAGTAATCTCAGCGTCCACGAGGTCACGCTCCAGGCGAAACAACTCAGTGACGGCCTTACTGGCTTGCTCCCGTAGGCTGTTCAGTTCACGAATGACGTCGGCGGGGTATTCGATGTT